CAAATTCTGTACCAACCCAAGCAGTTTCTGAGGCATGCACTCCAAATTTTTCTAATTTTCGCTGACTCAATGCCCAGGTTGAATTGCCATTGGCACCACGATTTACGCTCACTGCCGCATCGTACCAAGCGGGTTCTGGGCCTCGAGCGACTCTAATCACACGCCCACCTGCTTTTTTAATTGCACGGATTTCGTTGGGAAAACGACAATCACTAATCACAACATCATCTTGACTGTGGCGCAGTTTGTTTTCCAAACTGGCAATCCAGATATCATCGTGAAATCCGGCTCTACACACTTCGGTGCCCCAGTACTGCAAGATCCAACGTGGGGTTAGTGTGGGCATGTGTAGGCGTTCGGCCCACCAAGGATCCACTTGTTCTCGCCATTCGCGGGCCTGTTTTGTACGTCCTTCCAGCATGGTTCTGTCCCAACCAAACACTTGTGCCACAGCATCTTTTAGAGTTGCCGCAAATGATTCTCTGCGAAAATGATGTAAATTAACCAGATAGTCAGCAATGGTATCTTTACCCGAACCAATAAATCCACAGATGCCGATGATCATTTGAGTTCCTTTACGTTGAGGTGTCTAAGTGTTGTTTGTAGCATACCAATTTGTCTGCGGCAGTCTTCCAGCGCATGGTGGCTGGTAGGCGGAATAGGCAGTTCGGGCCACAGACTAAACACAGTTCTCGAATCTCGTACCTGATAGTATTTCCAAGGCAGGGCTTTGCCATAACTTTTGTAGGCGTGTTCAAGTATGTTACAGTCATATGTAGGACCTTGTGCCCAGATCATCTTAGACTGCCAAATCAACCGACCTAGTTCGTCTAATGCTTGATCTAGAGGAATACGATGTTGTTCACCAAATGCTTCTTCTCTAGCGTGTTCTGGTTGCGTGGCCCACCAGGCAATTGTGCCGTCATCAATCACACGATTTTCCTGGCTTTCTAGTGTGACCCTAGCATAGTAGTGTTTGTCGTAGTGGCCCGACCCAAACGGATCAAACGCTTGAGCGGCTATGGTAAGGATAGTGGTGTCGGGTCCTGTTGCCAGGCCCTCAAGATCAATCATTAGGTGTGCCATACATGTAGTATAGCAGATTTTTAAATCAAGATCAAGACTTGTATTATCCGATGACCCAAGTTAACGGCTGCGAGGCATCCACATACATTTTGAGTTCTTCAATTTTGGCATCCATGATGGCTTGGCCTTCCGACTTCATTGCGGCACCGTTTAAACTGCCACCGCCTTGTGGTCCAGCAATTTGACTAAACTTTTCACGTGCTTCACCAATGATCATTTTACAAGCACCAACCATGTAGTCCCGGATCCACTGCTGTATTTGGTAGTCACTAAGCAGTTGGATCTCTGGTTTGGTTTGGTACACCCAAAGTAGCACGTTTTCGCCAGTGCCTTTTGGATCACGGATCAGTTGTAGTTTTTTGGTCACAGGATTCCAAGTGTAGTTCATATAGGCACCAAACATACGTCCGGCCAATTCAACATACTGACTGTAGAAATCGTATGTGGCAAGGCCGCCTGCTACGTTAAAATTCATAAGGTAAACGTTGATTGAGGCTTGTGCAAACGGATCAAAGTTTGACGCAAACGGACCGGTTGAGTCGCCAAATGTTCTACGGAATATTTGTCGCACACTTTGCACTTCTTGGGGCAAGGTGTAGATGTTAAGATCCCGAATCAGTTCCATGAAGATGTAGGCTTCTTCGTAGGCATTCTGCGCACGTTGACGATATACACCTAGAGTGCGTTGATAAGCGGCTTCATAATGTGCGGGGTCTAATTCAAGATCAATAATTTGATCGCCCATGGTTAATTTGCAATACTCAATAAGATTTTGCTTTAACTCAGGTAGTGTATTTTGTTCAGCCATTGGGAAACTCCGTTCCCTCTTATTTACCAGGCCTATGTGATCCTACCTATTTGTCAATAAAAGAACTTGTTGCATTTTTGGCTTTGTTTAATGATTGAATTGCAATATTGTTTTCTATTTTGTCAGGACAAAACTTACATTGTGGAATTGCATCATCAATATCGTCAATAAATTGCTGACCACGTTGATCAAATTCATCTATGGTCAGGGGTCGATAACTGTTTAGTAATTCTCGATCCTCGTCAGAAATGTTTAGATGATGTTGTAGATCAAACTCTGGGAATAGTGCCACTGGACCACATTTATACAACTTGGCACGAATAAAATGATAATCTTGAAATTTTGCAAACCCACATATATTGTGGGCAGCCACTGAATCACTTTGATGCAACGTGAACTGGTTTAAGTTGTTTTTTTGAATTGCTGATTTATTAAAACTATTTGCTATATACAAATTTACCTGTATGTTGTTTGAATCCCTAAATGCATAATCCGCGCTCCAGGTTTCCCTCGGATTTTTTTTGCCATCAAAAAACTTTATATCTCCAGGTAGAAATTTTTTTACTTCATCAAAATATCGATCCAAATCATTGGTGTTATGTACACTGATTCCGATCCAATTTTTTCCAGAATTACCCGGGGATGGTTTATATCTTGCCAATGTATCATAGAGGCCTGGTACTTGATTGAGTCGTGTGCCATTAGTAAGAATCTCTACACGTTTGTGCCAGAGACGGTTGAACCCTGTCACCCAATCACATATGGACGGATTTAGCAGTGGTTCGCCACCTAGTATGGTTATTCGTTGAAGTCGGATTTTTTTTGACCATTCGGTGTACTGTGCTTCATAGTCACTCCAGTGTTGCCAACCGGCAAAGTCATGATCGTTAAATCTATTGCATTGTGAGCAGGACAAATTACAAACATTAGTTACATAAACCTCAATATTTGGTACATAAATTCTTGGATCGTCGGGGTGTTCGTCTGGCCAATGCGGGGGGTATCTCATGACCTATTTACCAGGCCTTTAGTACAATCAAGTTCTCAGTGCCCCGGGCATTCCAAGGTGTTTCTGTAGTGGTTAAATCTTTGTAGATCTTACGTGCGGCTGGCTTGCCTGCAGCCTGGATGGCTTTCACAACATCTGCTGGCTTACGCACAGTTTTTTGTAGCGTTTCCACAGTACTGTATCCAATAGTACTGTTGTTCTTTATAGTAAACGCCTGTGTGTGGCTGTCTGCCACAAGGTGGATCAGTTTGCGTTTCTTGGTATCGTACAACCATGCTTCGGCCTTGTCTACCAGGCTTGCGGCAGGCAGTCCCTTGAGTTTGAGTTCAGTAAACTCTAGTATATGTTTGAACTTGGCCGCACGTTTTTCTGGGGGTACTGCCTTGACCTTGCGCGGTTTACGTTCCACTTTCTTGATCTGTACATAAGCACCGCAGTCATTGATCACCGCTTCGCAAAACTTTACGCAATTACGCAATTGGATCTTGGTCAAGTAAGAGTATGCTTCTACCAGCAGTGGGTCCTTGCCTTCTACTGCTTCTTCAAATTCTGCTAATTTGCGTTTCCAACGATTGGAGATTTCGCTGATCATTTGCGGCACCACGTTCATGCCACGGATTACCATGATAGGCTTGTAGTCTGCTGACATTTTGGCGCCTGACAACATAAACTCGTCAAACATAGCGTCAAGTTCAGCCGCACACTCGCCTACTTTTTCACGCAGACGGTCTTGGATGTTGGGTCGGGCCGGGCCTTCTGCGGCTGGCTCAGATTCCGCCTCAATTGTTTGTTTACTGGATAAAATTTCTTTCAGCAAGTTGTCCAGTTTGATCTGTTCTGGTTCACTCAACTCCAGACCCACCATCTTCATACGACACAACCAGCCTGTGGTCAAGCGTATGGCTGAATCAGGAATACTTTTTAGTACTCGCACATCTGCTCGGCGGTCTTGTGACTCCAAATAGTTTACAATCATGTCACGAGCATCTTTTTTGCCATAAAAGTAGTTGTACCATGAGAATGCCTTGCTCAAGGCGCTGATGCGATTTTCTGTGGGTTGCGTTTTCCACGGAGGCTCTCCGCCCATGACATTGGTATCAGAACTACGGGGGTTTAGCAGTTTAATGGGTTTCATCAGGGCTCCTTGAGTGGTAATACAGTAATTATAGCACTTTGGGATTTATTGGTCAACCGCCCATAAATACTTGACTATGCCACGTCTAAGCCTATACCGCCCAAATCGAACCCGCGATTACCAATTTTTGGATCGCACAATCTCCGAAATGTACACTGTGGGAGGAATGGATATTTTCCTGCACCGATACATGGGGCCGCAAACTGGCGGCGAAGACTCGGCATTTTCGGGCAACGGTGATGCTACCCAACCCATTTACGATACACTGGATCCACTACACATCCAGGACTTGCTGTTGTTGGAAAACCGCGATAGAATATACGATCAAGACGTTTATGTCATGCGTGGTGTTTACAATCATCAAGACATTGACTTTGACCTAACACAATTTGGTCTGTTCTTGAACAACGATACCTTGTTTATCACATTTCACTTCAATGACATGATTGACAGCCTGGGCCGTAAAATCATGAACGGCGATGTGCTTGAAGTTCCCAACTTAAAAGATTACTATCCACTGAATCAATCAATTCCCCAGCCCTTGCCACGATACTATGTGGTTCAAGATGCTGACTATGCCACAGAAGGCATGAGCCAAACTTGGTTGCCGCACACCTGGCGTGTGAAAGCAACCCCGATGACCAACAATCAAGAGTTCAAGGACATACTCAAGAAACCAGTTGTGTCAGAAAATATCTGGGACAACGGCAACTTCTATCCCACTGGATGGGTCACCAATTATGGTGATGTGTATTATCAAGCCCGACAGAATGTACCCGCTGGTACAGACATCAACAACACTGACTACTGGCAAGTGTACACTCCGCCTACACAAAGTGATGTATTCAGTACCCGTCCCAAAGACAATCAAATCAACGATGCGATTCTTACACAAGCCGATGTGGAAGTACCAGCATCAGGTTACGATGTTAAACCGCTTTATGTTGTGGCCACTTTGGACAACGGGCAACCGGCCAATCCTACTAGCCTGACCACAATAAATGGCGACACAGTGGACGGCACACAAGGTGGCATGAACGTGACACCAAAAGCCGATGGCTATACAGTGGGCTACTTGACCGGGGACGGTGTACCACCAAACGGTTTACCAGTTACTTCTGGGGTACAGTTCCCGCTGGGTGCTGTGGCTGGCGACTACTGCTTGCGAGTGGATTACTTTCCCAACAGACTGTTCCGCTACGACAGCAAACGATGGGTCAAAATTGAGGACAAGGTACGTACCAATCTCAACAACGGTGTTGGCAATGATACTTTGCGGTCAGGCTTTGTGAACAATACATACACTACGCCCACAACAGATCTTGGCAATATTCCACAACGTCAAAGTCTCAGCCAGATCCTGAGACCACGTGCAGACAACGGAGACCAGAAAGGTTTCCTGGATCCCAAACTGCCACCAGATACACAACCGGGCCAGAAATCGAGTTAATTATGAGTCAGCAATTTTTTTACGATGCGCAAATACGCAGATTTTTATTGCAGTTCACACGAATTGTCAGTAACTTTCAAATTGAATATGGTAACGAAACAGATGGTGTAAACAACGCTGCCTTGATCCGTGTGCCTGTTCGCTACGGAGATGCCAGTCGTAACGCACAGGTTATCATTCAAGAGAACAGTCGCAACTCAATGCCGGCCAGTCCCTTGATGACTTTCTATGTGTCAAGTCTGGATTACGATCGCCCCAGAATGCAAGAGCCATATCACGTGAGCAAACTCAATGTGCGTCAACGTACCTATGATACCGAAACTGATTCATATGAAACTACACAAGGCAATGCATTTACTGTGGAACGCTTGATGCCTGTGCCTTACAAATTGGGTATTACACTGGATATCTGGACTAGCAACACCAATCAAAAGATGCAGTTGTTGGAACAAATCTTGACCTTGTTCAATCCCAGTTTGGAAGTACAGAGCACAGACAACTTTATTGACTGGACCAGTTTGAGTGTGGTTGATTTAGAATCAGTTACGTGGACATCAAGAACAGTGCTAATTGGTACAGAAAACCCTATTGACATGGCCACTATCAAATTCAGTTTGCCAATTTGGATTTCAAGTCCGGCCAAGGTCAAGAAACTGGGTGTGGTTGAGCGTGTGATCATGAGCATGTATGATGCTCAGGGCGACTTGAACAATGCAGTTGTTGACAATGATTTGTTGTTGGGCACTAGAGTTATTGTAACTCCTTGGAATTACGAAATTGTAGTAATTGGCAATCAAATACAATGTTTACAAGGTCGTACAATTGTGCCCAATGGTGCCAATGAAGATTTAACTCCCACTCAAATTGTGGCGGGCAGTAGTCTGTTGTGGCCGGCTGTGATCAATGCTTATGGTGTGTTACGGCCAGGTATCAGTCAAATACGCTTGGATCAAGCGGATGGCACAACTATTGTAGGCACTATTGCGATCAATCCCAACGATGATCGATTGTTGATTTACAACATTGACCAAGACACAGCACCACAAAACACCTTGGACCCTATTACTGCTATTATCGATCCGCTAATATCAGGTCCCAATTACGGACTTCCTGCACCAGCGGTGGGTCAACGGTATTTGCTAACTGAATCCACTGGCTCGGCCATCAATGCATATCCTCCAGAGGCATGGCAGGGGTCTGTGGGACAACCATTGGTTGCAAGTGCCAACGATGTGATTGAATGGACAGGTACTTATTGGAAGATTGTTTTTAACAGTGTGGCACAAGCCAATACCACACAATATGTCACAAACATTACTACTGGTGTTCAGTATGAATGGACAGGTCAAGAGTGGGTCAAGAGTTATCAAGGCGTTTATGTTGGAGGCACATGGAGTCTAGTGCTTTGAAGGCAGTGGGTGTGTGGTTCCGTAGCAGAGACACAGGGCGATATCTTTATCTCTTGAGAAACGATGCCAAGCATCCAGGTGCCTGGGGCTTGCCGGGTGGCAAAATTGAAACCGGCGAAACCTTGTTGGGTGGTATGGAACGTGAGTGCATTGAAGAATTGGGTTTCTTTCCCACGTACTTGCGATTGATACCATTGGAAAAATTTACATCAGCCGATGCCGCATTTGAATATCACACCTGGGTTTGCATTGTGGATGCAGAGTTTACACCTAGACTCAACTATGAACACATGGGCTATGCTTGGATTGATGCAGGTACTTGGCCCAAACCCATGCATCCTGGACTATGGAACACCATGAATATTGATGCTGTGCAACAAAAGATTCAGCAGGTGGAGCAGACTTTATAGTCTACCAACCACAACTTCTATCACACCAGACACACCGTCAAAGTTTTCTAGTGCTTTGCCAATCACTGTGCCCATGGCAGGTGCGGCACAGGCTTGTGCATGACCATTACCGGCGGTGATCATCATGTCACCTTTGCGTACTGTGCCCACAACTCGAGTTGGCACACGACCTGTCAGGGCCACTGCTACCTTGTGATCGCTGTCAAGCACACTATTCATCAAGTGGGCAGGATTTGTAGACACTACACCGGCTACTCTCGGATCAGCACTCGCAGTTGATACAGTAACTTCATTGTTGCCGCCAAATACCAACACAGTACCTGGTTCATATGCGGCATCTGCTGAATAAAGTTCTGCCAAGTCAGCGTATTGTGCTGTGGTTGCTTTACCAAACACAGTATTGAAATAAACAGTTGCACTACCAATATTACCAACACCGTTTGCGTTGTTGTTGACAATATTACCACTACTGATGTTACCAGTTGACACAGTCAAACTAGATCCAGTAATAGCCGCACCTGTAATAGCACCTGTGGCTGATATCAATCCACCTGTCAAGATGTTGCCACCAGTTACGTTGGCAGTTACTGATACTACTGCGCCCAAGTGGCTTGTGCCGGTAACTGTACTGGCTGCTGATATCAATCCGCCTGTTAAGATGTTGCCACCAACTACGTTGGCAGCACTTGTGATTGTGCTTGTGGCCGAAATCAATCCGCCTGTTAAGATGTTGCCACCGCTAATATTACCAGTAACACTAGATAAACCAGTTGTGTAGATACCAGTTGTGGCCACCACAAACACGTTGGACGTACCGCCAATTGTGATGTTGGCATTGCCACCCGATGAGCCAATGTTGGCTTCGCTTGTTCCGTTGAATATTTTGCTGGCACTGAGTCCAGTCAATGCCGCACCGTTGCCAATAAAGTATGGGGCACTTATATTACCGGTTGCACTTACAATACCAGTAACATAAGCACCAGTTGTGGCAAATACCGCCACGTTGGCGGTGCCACCAATACCAACGGTGGCGTTGCCGCCTGAACTCACAACAGATACGTTGGATGTGCCGCTAACAATTTGTGTAGGAGTTCCGGATGCAATACCTGTTAGTGCGCTTCCGTTGCCGATAAAGAAACTGCCAGCAATGTTACCCGTAGCACTTACAATTCCGCTTACTAAAATGTTACCGCTATTGGCAATTCCACTACTGCTTAAATCTAAAAAATCGCCTGAAGGAAGTTCTTGGACGCTATTCCCACTTGTTGTGTTAACGATTAACGGAAAACGATTAGCCATTTTATATTCCTATTATATATTTATGCATTAATTGGTATGGAGATATTTCCAGTCCGGCCAACCACAGTCAATATACTGCTTATAATTGGTACATAATACGTTGCTATTCTGCCCACTACCCATAGATTTCCAGCACCGCTAGTTGCTGTTATACCGGTTAATTGTGATCCATTTCCAATAAAGTAGTTGCCCGTAACGTTGCCTGTTGCTGAGACTATGCCAGCAGTACGAATGTTGCCGCCTTGAATGTTGCCGGTTACTGATTCCGAACCAGCAATAATTGTGTTGCCACCATAGATGTTACCAGTTGCAGATATCAATCCACCTGTGAGGATGTTGCCACCTGTAACGTTGCCACTTAGTGATGCTACTGAACCTAAATGACTTGTGCCAGTGACAGTACCACCTGCTGATATCAATCCACCTGTCAAGATGTTGCCACCTGACACATTGGCAGTAACAGTCAAACTACCCAGTGTACCAACTGAGGTAATGTTGGTTTGTGAGGCGGTGGTCAGGGTACCAGCAATGCTAGTACCTGACAAGTTGCCACCTGTGATGTTGCCAGTTGCACTAATCAATCCACCTGTTAGGATGTTACCACCGGTGACATTGCCGCTTGCGCTCACAACTGAACCCAGCAAACTAGAACCAGTCACTGTCGAAGTGGCTGAAATCAATCCACCTGTTAGGATGTTACCACCGGTGATGTTACCTGTTACACTAACCACTGAACCCAAATGACTTGTGCCAGTCACAGTACCACCCGCTGATATCAATCCACCTGTTAGGATGTTGCCGCCGGTTATGTTACCAGTTGCACTAATCAATCCACCTGTCAGCAAGTTGCCACCAGTTATATTGGCTGCGCTTGTGATAGTTGAAGTAGCACTTATCAATCCACCTGTTAGAACATTACCACCGGTGATATTACCACTAGCAGTTACAACAGATCCAATTAGTGTTGAACCAGTTACAGTTGATGTGGCGCTTACAAGTCCTCCCGTGAGCAAGTTGCCACCAGTTATGTTGGCTGCGCTTGTGATAGTTGATGTGGCACTGATCAATCCACCAGTTAACAAGTTACCACCAGTTATGTTACCTGCAGTGGAGAACGAAGTGGCTATTATAGTGCCAATGATATTACCACCAGTAATGTTACCAGTTGCTGATATCAAGCCACCTGTTAAGACATTACCACTTGTGATGTTACCGGTTGCTGTAACTACTGAACCGATTAGTGTAGATCCAGTTACTGTCGATGTGGCTGATATCAATCCACCTGTCAAGATGTTACCACCCGTAACGTTGGCTGTAACACTTACAACACTACCCAAATGACTTGTGCCAGTAATGGTACTTGCGGCACTAATCAATCCTGCTGTCAAGATGTTGCCACCAGAGATATTACCAGTTGCTGTAATCAAACCACCTGTGTTTAAGTTACCGCCTGTTACGTTGGCTGTCGCACTTAAACTTGTACCTGTTGCGGCGCCAATGTTTGGCGTTGTAAGGTTGGCACTGGCTTTGACAATGATATTGCCTGTGCCATCAAATGCTGTGGTGGTGTTGTCTACCTTGGCAGAGAATACTGTGCCGGTTAGGCTCAGGCCTGCTGACGTATTGGCTGTGTACACTTGGCTACTACTGAACTGAGCAAATGTAATGTTTGACGTACCAAATGTAATGGTTCCTGAAGGAGAGTTAACAACCCAAGATGAACCTGCGTTGACGTTACCACTTGATACAAAGAAGTAGTCGTTGATACTCAGTGTGTTTGGAACTGTACCATATGTGTTGGTATCAGTTGAGCGCACAATGTTTGTGGCATTGGCCCAGGTATACACACCATTGTAGACCGCATTACCTTCATCCTTGACCAAGATGCGTGTGCCAAGTGTTTGAACATTGGCAGTATCGATTAAATTAAACGAACCTGTTGTGGTCAACAATGCGCCTACACCATTACCAGCGCCGTTAGGCTGTGTGTAAGTGATGGTACCACCTGTGGTTGTGGCCAGCGTAGTAGTTGTGGCTGCCACAACTGGTGAGTGATATGTGAGTCCTTGTGCCGCAAAGTTGTCAACATAGGCTTTGGTAGCAACGTCTTGGTTTTGCACAGGATCAGTCACACCATTGATATAGGTGCTGTTGACCACAATGTTGCCTGTAGTTGGGCTTAGATTTAGGTTGCCAGAGACTGTGCTGATTGTCAACCCACCACTGAGTGGGCGTAATGCACCGGTATTGACGTTTCCACCAATTACATTACCAGTTGCTGATACCAGTCCGGCGGTTAAAATGTTGCCACCAGTAATGTTGGCCACGGCTGACACCACGGCCCCAGATAATACGTTACCACCTGTGATGTTGGCAGTTGCTGATACCAGTCCACCTGTAAGCAAATTACCGCCAGTGATGTTGGCTGCCGAGGTTATGGTTGAGGTGGCTGAAATTAGTCCAGCCGTTAAGATGTTACCGTGTATAGCATTACCAGTTGAACTCATAATGCCAGCGGTTAAAACATTACCACCGGTTACGTTACCACTTGCAGATACCACTGTACCAAGTAAACTAGAACCAGTTACGGTACTGGTGGCTGATATTAATCCAGCAGTTAATAAGTTACCACCTGTGATGTTAGCCGCTGAGGTGATTGTGCTAGTGGCTGATATTAATCCAGCAGTTAATAAGTTGCCACCAGTAATGTTAGCCGCTGAGGTGATTGTGCTAGTGGCTGATATCAATCCAGCAGTTAATAAGTTACCACCTGTGATGTTAGCCGCTGAGGTGATTGTTGATGTGGCTGAGATCAAACCAGCAGTCAAGATATTGCCACCGGTTATATTCGCGGCACTTGTAATAGTCGAAGTGGCTGAAATCAATCCAGCGGTCAGTAGATTTCCACCGGTGATGTTACCTGTGGCACTGAATGCGCCACCATAAGTTAATGGTCCAGAACCAGCACGACCCAACTGTGTGCCATCAGCGTTGCCAAATACAATGTATCCGTTGGCGGCATTTTGCTGGCCGCGAATGCTCATTGTATCTGAAATATTAATGTCGCCAATCCAGGCATCGTCGCCTACTTTAAAGTTAGTACCTGCACCGTTATTAGATGCGGCAACAGAGTTAGCAATAATGCCTGCTGTGGTAAATGTTGCCACTGCGGCTGTACCAGCAACACCAACTGTAACGTTGCCGCTGGCTGCTACTACTACATTACTTGTGCCATTGACAATACTTGTGCCAGTTGATGTAATTCCAGTCAGTTGCGAACCATTACCAATAAAATAATTACCAGTTACGTTACCAGTTGCACTAACCGCCAGCGGAGTAGTTATACCTGTAGAATTTATGTTTGCCAATGTAGTGAATGCATTGGTACTTCTAAATTTAAATGCGCCGTTGGCTGAACCGCCTGTACCTACATCAAAATACATGTTGGTAAACACATTAGAGTAATCACGAATAGCATACTCGCCTGGTGTACCAGCAGTTGGAAACATTCCCAAAGCCACGTTTGATACTGCGCTGTTGCCTACTGCAAATGCTGTGCTGTTGGTAGTACCATTACTGGTAATGGTTCCTGTAGCACTAAGTTGACCACCTGTTAATAAGTTACCACCTATTACGTTGGCAGTGGCTGAGACTAATCCACCTGTCAAGATGTTGCCATGAATAGCATTGCCAGTTGAACTCATTATGCCCGCGGTTAGGATGTTGCCGCCTGTAACGTTGGCAGTGGCCGATACCAATCCACCTGTCAGTACGTTACCACCGATTATGTTACCTGTAGCACTTACACCGGCACTTTGGGGAAATGAAACTGTGTTGCTAGTAGAGTTTGCTTGGAGCAACACAGCAGTAGCACCAACACCATTTTGATAGAAGACTCTAAAAGTGTTGGCGGAATCAGTGTCTAGGTTCCAGGTTGAGTTGGCTTGATTTGTTAGGTTACCAATACCGGCCCAACTTAGCACAAGTTGACCACCTTCTGAGCCAGTGGAATTAATTGCTATATAATCGTTGGCTGTTACTACTTTACTAGCGATAATGTTGCCGGCTGATATAATATTGCCAGTGGCTGACACTAGCCCGGCAGTTAACAAGTTACCACCAGTCACGTTTGCAGTTACACTAACAACTGCACCCAAGAAACTTGAACCAGTAATAGTGCCAGTTGAACTGATCAGTCCACCTGTTAGTAAGTTACCGCCTGTGATGTTGGCAGTTGCTGACACAATACCACCAGTTAACAAGTTACCACCAGTAATGTTGGCTGTTACCGAAACAACCGAACCCAAGAAACTTGAACCAGTAATAGTGCCAGTTGAACTGATCAGTCCACCTGTTAGTAAGTTACCACCGGTTATGTTGGCAGCCGAGATGATTGTTGATGTGGCTGAAATTAAACCTGCTGTTAACAAGTTACCGGCGATTGCATTGCCAGTTGCCGAAATCAATCCACCAGTTAGGATGTTACCACCAGTAATGTTGGCTGTTACGGAAACAACCGAACCCAAGAAACTTGAACCAGTAATAGTGCCAGTTGAACTAATCAATCCACCTGTTAAAAGGTTACCACCTGTTACGTTACCTGCGGCACTGACTATGCCACCCGTGGTCACGTTGCCTGCTGACAAGTTTCCGGTGCTGGCTGTGCCTAATGTTGTGGTACCTGTTACACTGAGTGTGCCTGTGGCGCTAATCAATCCAGCAGTTAATAGATTACCGCCAGTGATGTTGCCGCTTGCGCTTAACACGCCTGTGATATACTCACCTGTGGTGGCAAATACTGCTATGTTACCTGTGCCGCCAACACCAACTGTGACGTTGCCGCCTGAACTTACCACATTGACGTTTGATGTTCCACTACTGATCGACGTACCACTACCAGCAGATATACCGGTCAGTTGCGATCCATTGCCCAGAATGTAGGTGCCAGACACGTTGCCAGCCGCACTGATATATCCGTTTGATACCAGTGTGTTGGCCGTTATGATGTTGGCAGTGGACAGTATGCGTGTCCACGTGTTGCCGACGTTGGAGAACTGATATGTTATGTTGTTGACAACAGCAGTCTGGCCGTTCGTCGGCGATACTGGGAAGGCCATTTTCTATCCTTTATTGCATACTTATCACGATTTCGATAGTGCCTTCGCCGCCGTCAAAGTTCTCCAATGCTTTACCAATCACAGTACCTGTTGCAGGATTGGCTTCGGCTCGCGCACGTCCATTTCCAGCAGATACCATCAAATCGCCTTTGGCGATCTTACCAGTGACTTGAGTTGGTACACGACCAGCCAATGCCACAGCAGTCACGTGGGCGCCATCTAGCGTAGAGTTCATTAAGTGAGCAGGATTAGTAGAAACCACACCTGCCACACGCTTGCTGGAATCACGAGTACTTAGTGTTACTTCCTGCTCGCCGTCAAAATCCAACACAGTACCAGGTGCATAAGCCGCATCACCCAAATAGTTTTCAGCCAAGTCAGCGTATTGTGCTGTGGTTGCCTTGCCAAATATGGTGTTGAAGTAGGTTGTTGCGCTACCGATGTTGCCCACGCCGTTTGAACCGCCATTAACAATGTTGCCCAGTGTAATGTTACCTGTTGTTACTGTTAAACTTGAGCCAGTTAATGCGCCGCCAGTGATCGCACCGGTTGCGCTGATTAGGCCACCTGTTAATACGTTACCACCGGTTACGTTACCGCTTGCGCTGTAACTTGCGGCTTGACTTGCACCAGTGATATTCATTGAACCACCAGTTGTGATGTTGCCACCTGTGATGTTACCAGTTGCTGATATCAGTCCACCTGTCAAGAAGTTGCCACTGGTCACGTTGCCACTAGTTGATATAACGTTTGAACCCAATGTGGCCAAATTAGCGTTGGTATATCCTGCTGGCAACCCAGTCAATTGACTTCCGTTACCAATGACATAGTTACCAGTGATGTTACCAGTTGCTGATACTAAACCACCTGTCAAGATATTGCCGCCTGTGACGTTACCACTTGCACTGACTGTTGCACCAGTTACTGAAGTTGCACCGCTTGCACCGGCCAATACTGTTGTACCGCCTGCTGGGTTGGTAATTGTGACTGCGGTAGCGTTGGCAGTGATTTGAGCATTGCCCAAATAAATTGTACTGTTACTCAACCACAGGTCTTTCCAACGTTGAGTTGTTGTACCCAAGTCGTATGTGACGTTGGCGCTAGGGTTGATGTTACCTGTCATTACCAAGTTACCCGGTGAAAACACTGCCAAATTACCTGTACCACCAATGTTGATGTTGGCGTTGCCGCTGGCTGTTTGAATGTCAATGGTTGTTGTGCCATTTTGGATTCTATCGCCCAGAATGTTACCAGTCAGGGTAGCATTACCAGTTACAGTCAAGTCACCAGTGATGCTCAGGCCGCCGTTGTACCATACACCAATGTTGGCAGTACCGGCCACGCTGGTTGTGATGTTACCACCAGAACTTACCACGGTGATATTACTTGTACCATTGTTGATATTGCTCACGCTGGTAACAATACCACTCAATGTAGCGCCGTTACCGTAGTAGTTCTGAGCATAAACGTTCTTGAATGTTTGGCTTGAACTACCGATGTCGTATGTGGCGTTGGCATTGTTTAAAATGTTGCCTGATATTGCCACGTTGGCAACCACACCACCTGCAAATGCCGGACTTGATATGTCAACCCAGTATGGAGTAGTACCATCAGTGATGTATTCATACAACACATCAGTTGAAGTATTGTACCACTGCCAGCCTGTGCTTGGACTTGCTGGAGGTGTTGTACTCGCTGTGTAGTTGATAATTGCCACACCGTTGGCATAGTAGTAATTTGTTGCACTAACGTTGCCACCACGGATGTTGCCTGTGGCTGATATTAAACCAGCAGTTAAGATGTTGCCACCAGTGATGTTGGCAGCACTTGTGATAGTACTTGTGGCAGAAATCAAACCAGCAGTGAGCAAGTTACCACCTGTGATATTGGCAGCACTTGTGATAGTACTTGTGGCAGAAATCAAACCAGCAGTTAGTATATTACCGCCAGTGATGTTGGCAGCACTTGTGATAGTGCTTGTGGCTGATATTAAACCAGCAGTTAAGATGTTGCCACCAGTGATGTTGGCAGCACTTGTGATAGTACTTGTGGCAGAAATCAAACCAGCAGTTAGTATATTACCGCCAGTGATGTTGGCAGTTGCACTTACTTGACCACCTGTCAATACGTTGCCACCTGTGATGTTGGCAGCACTGGTGATGGTTGATGTTGCTGATATTAAACCAGCGGTGAGCAAGTTGCCACCGGTTACGTTGGCAGTTGCACTTATCAAACCAGCAGTTAATACATTGCCACCTGTGATGTTGCCAGTTGCGCTCAACACACCTGTAATGTATTCACCAGTTGTGGCAAAAACTGCCACGTTTGATGTGCCATTGACGCTTACTGTGACGTTGGCATTGGCTGCCGCAATATTCACATTTGATGTGCCGTTGTTGATGTTGGCCACACTGGTAATAATACCTGTTAAGAAGTAGCCATTACCATTAAAATAGTTACCGGTAATATTACCAGTTGCACTGATCAGGCCGCCTGTCAATACATTACCACCGGTGATATTGGCAGCACTTGTGATTGTTGATGTTGCTGATATCAATCCAGCAGTTAGCAAGTTGCCACCTGTAACGTTGGCAGCACTGGTGATTGTTGAAGTTGCTGAAATTAATCCAGCAGTTAGCAAGTTGCCACCTGTAACGTTGGCAGTAGCACTTACTAGGCCAGCAGTTAATAGGTTACCACCGGTTACGTTGGCAGTTGCTGATACTAAACCACCTGTTAATACGTTGCCGCCTGTTATGTTGGCAGCTGAAGTGATAGTACTTGTGGCAGATATCAAACCAGCGGTTAACAAGTTGCCGCCTGTTATGTTGGCAGTAGCCGACACTAATCCAGCAGTTAATACGTTACCACCTGTAATATTGGCAGCACTTGTGATTGTTGAAGTAGCACTTATCAAACCAGCAGTTAATACGTTACCACCGGTTACATTACCTGTAGCAGTAACTAAACCAGCAGTTGTCAAGTTGCCCCCAACCACGTTGGCAGCACTGGTGATTGACCCAGT